TGGTTTCGGTTATACATGAATTTGCCTCCTCAATAAATCCAGTAAGCAAATTCAATATGCATACAGTCTCTAATGAAACCGTACCATCCAGATGCAAGTCAATAATTTTAGGATAACCTTCTTTGCTCATCAATAAATCATTAATACCTGTATCTGAAATTTCTTCTAATTCGTTTTTCACTATATATGACAGACTATCTATACGTGTTAAAAACTCCACATACGTCTGTTCGTCCCTTAACATATCACCAACCCATTTGTTCCCAGCAACTTGATGGGCAGCAAAGTATTTGATAATGTCTTCCTTACGTTTAAATCTCTTACCAATTTTTGTCAATTGAAACTTATCGGGTCTCCCCCAATAACTTCTTTCCGTAACCCTCGTCTTAAAGTTATACTTAAATGCATCATACGTTTCCGTATTGAAATGCATGTTAACTGCGTTGGAATAGCAGTACGCCTCAAAACCTGTCATCATAAACTATGAATAATGTATTATATAAATCAATCCATACACGAATGTCAGAACACCGAACACTGTTAGTGATTCAAGGAGTGAAGTGGTTTTTCTTTTTCTCATGATATTATTATACCCTATTTCATGGTAAAAGTCAAATTGGTAATATATGAGATGGATTTCCACCCCGAATCATATTATTGTCCATCACCTCAACATGGAGCTTCTCCACTATTGATTTAGACAATAATCTCTTACAGTCCCTTGGATCCACATCATGTTTCTCACACACAGCAACTATTGCTTCAAGGTGATCTACATCTTTATGAATCATCATGAAGTCTTCAACTAGTCTAGAAAAACTTTGTTTGTTAATGTCTACCATACTCCATCGCCCGTCTTCATAATACCATCGGAATCATAGGCTGGGGCGATAGTCTTCCACCCAACTTTCTTTTCTTCTTCCATTCCAATAAAATCTAGAGACCAAGTGCCGTCTCTTAGGTATTGTTCGCAATGTCTCTTATATGCCATGACCGAAGCAAGACTAGCAATAGCACCTTTCTCTTTAAGCCTGACTAACCGTCTTAAAGCAGTGATTTTATCCTTAGTTTGTTTTATATACTCTTTAATGCTTACTATAGAGAATGGGTCATCATCTTCTAATGCTAATATTGTTGGATGTATGTTTTTATATTTGGCAGGTCTTTTCTTTGCCCTTGCTATTGCCAACCTTTTAGAAGCAGATTCACGCTGTTCTTCGGTCATTGGCTTGCGTTTCTTTCTAGGTTTACCATTCGTCATTATCATTTCCAAAATTAAGTGTTTTTCTTACATTATCCATAACCCCAGAATTTTCCCAATCTTCTCGATCTTCTTCTTCTGTTGCGTACATATTCTCTGGTTTAAACGCTTCCATAGAAATGTGTAGTTTAGATTTACCAAGCAACCTTCGTTGCCTAGCTTCGTATTGGAGTTTTTCTCTCCGATTCATTCCTCGTGTGTTACTCATATAATTATATATTATACTCCAATTAGATGAAGTTGTCAAGTTTACTTTGTATAAATGTTTTGTAGGTATGTTTCAAATTCCTTAACCTTTTCTACTCGGTTAGGCCAAAGGATATATTCCTTTTCTGGGTTTTGCATAAGATTGTTTAGAAGTGGTTTTATAGCATCGTATAATTCATCCACCTTTTTCTGTAATGCTGTAACATCGTTTGTCGCAGTTAGTTCGACATTTTTTAGTTCTTGGCTTATAGATAGTTCATCCTCGTCAACTAAAGTAAATCCAAAATCGAATGCATCATTCATTGCCATTGTCTTTCTCCTCTTTATTTCGTATGCAATTGGGGAATATTAATATTTCTTTATTTTCTGTCCAGCAAAGTTCTGGTTTAGTATATTTATACTTTAACCAATCTTCCCAAGATATGCATGTCTGTTTACCCTTACCATCAGGAGTACAATAGATTCCTAACTTACCCAAAGAGCACCTGCTTAATACCTAACGTCCAGTTCTCCGCAGCATCTTCAACAAAGTAAATAGACTTGTATGGGAAATCCTCCGTACCAATATTAACACCATTTTTATCTTTATATGTAATAGAGAAAAACGCATCACGTTTGTCTAAATCATTAATAACTCGATAGATCTTTGCTACTGACCCATCTTTTTTATAATATTCACTCATTAATTTTCTGTTTGTCATTTTAAACCTTCTCCTCTTATTATTCATTTTCTAAATTTAAGTAATTTTTCTTCATTCAGGATCATCTAGAAACTCCCTCTCTAATTCTTCTACTAATTGCAAGGCGGAATTACAAGATTCTGACATACTGTAGTGTTGAAACCACAACGCCCTATTATTAATAGATTTTATTATAAACTTTAATGCATCAATTTTAGTTTGTATTTGTTCTTTTGAATGTTTCATTACCTCCCGTCCATTGTAAACTGATTATTCATTGAATCATTATACCCAAGAACATAATCATTTTCATATATATTATGATTAAGGTCAATATCAGTTTTAGATTGTACCTGTTGAGGATCCCCTCTTTCAGCATCTAACCAACCGCATTGATAGAAACGATTCATTGTGCGTAAATATGTATCTTTATTTGGTTTTGTAATAATATCCATCTAACTAATCTCCTGTGTGATTGTCTTTGATATGTTGTAATGAGTTTGCAATCCAAATTAATGAAAAGGTGCTTAGTAATATACATAATACTATAATAATATCCATTTTAGCCTCCTTGGCCTCTATATTTTTTAAAAGTTCTTCTTTTGTTTTTATTCATGGATGAAGTTTTAATCCAATGTCTCCCTATACTGGTTCTTTTTTTTATCCCAACAAAACGCTTCTTTATTGTCTGTTTCATATATCTTCCAAATGCCAGTTCAAGAATTTCGTCTCTAAGTTATCAGAAATTAGAGACGAATCAGATTGAGTTATAACCAAACTATAAAAGTATATGATATGTTTTTCTATAGCTTTTATACTAAAATCTAATTTCATTTATGTTTCCTTATATTATATAAAATTATTCGCCAGTGATTATTCTGTAAACCTCTTTCCAGTTGTTTACGCGGCGCGACGAAAATGCACCTAAGTTATGGTCATTAGACATGAGAAGTCCATCCAGACCAAACTCATCACCCATAATAATATTCTCTTCCTTATCTTCTATCCAATAACACTCAGAACCATCCCACACAGAAAGTGCTTCGGTTTTATCATCACCGCAACCAATGATAGTAAACCCATCAAAGACATTTCCAAAAACGTCAATGAGGTTTTGCTTACGCCAGTTTTGTGCACGAATATCGTTTGTTTGTGAAGTGATGACATGGAATATAAATCCATGTTCTTCGTGAAGTTTTCTAATATATTTGACTGCATCCCTGAAGGGTGATAGATATTTCATATTCACAGAAGAATTAAATTTCACAGTCATCTTTCTGCTTGTCTTATAATCAATGGCGAGGGTTTCATCAATTCTATATGTATGTGTTGTTAATGGGAGGAGGTCGTATTCTTCCTTCACCCATTTGTAGAAGTGATACTCCCAATCTAATAGGACTCCATCTACGTCTGTTAATATTACTTTATCTTTCATACAATCACCTTATTATAATGTATCAATTTCAGAAAGGAACGCAAAACCTTCGTGCTGCATTTCCATCAAATTAAAATTATATAAATCTTCTTTGGACATTGCAGAAACGAATTCATCCGAAGCATCTTCATAACGAATCGTCATGAGCTCAGAAGAATCATAAGATCCATCTAACATCATTGGATGAAGGCCTTCTTCATCAGCATAAGTTCCAACACTGTTTAATATTACATTCATTATTTACTCCCTAAATAAGCAGCGTAATCAGTAGAGGTAGTTAATCCCCAAGTCTCACGAGAACGTCCAGCGAGGAATAACTTAACAACTCTCATATCATTTTCAGACATAATGTTGTACGCTTCTTTTGGCATATCTCCAAATGGGGTAAGGGAATCGTGTTCAACGACAACGGGTTTAACCCATTTTCCTGTTTTAGGATTAACACGACCTTTAGTCGAAACTTCTTTATCAATCTTACCCGTTGCTGGGTCAATAGAACGAAACCCATCTTCATAAATCTTTAAACCATTTTCTAATATCATACTATACTCCTATAAACCAATCGTCAAATTCTTCATTATACTACTTCGTATTTTAAGAATAGTTTAGTATTTTCTACTTCAACTTTATCTGTTTCATTATAACTACCAGACCATTTAAATTGACCACCGTGCGACACCCCAACTATATGTGCATGTTTAAAAAACACCTTTTCTGGTATTATTGAACACCTTATGGTTTCGGCATATAAATCAACTAACGCAATGAAATCGCAATTACCTTTCTTTGACATAACACTACCAACCGTCCGGCGGTTTACATGATTGTCTGTTCTGGAAGTTGATTTAACTTCAATTTTGTCGCCTTTAAATGGTTGATATTTACTATCACCAGCAACCACGTCATAATAAAATACATCTTCTAGTTGGCCATTAAGTAACGATGCCACAAACGCTTCACCAATAAGTCCTACTATCGTACTCTCTAGAGTTTTAGACCCGTTTATTATTTCACCATCAAGTAAGGATAATCTTTCCAACGTAGTTAAATTACTAATATTCATTTTTCTATTCATTTCACTTCCTTTTTCATCATATATAAGTATATTATACCATAAGTTATGTGGGTTGGGCAACTCATTTACAACATAACTTCTTTATTCTCTTTCACTATTATTTCGTAGAATATCATTCTCTCCATCTGTTGCTTCACATATGTCAGCATTCAATTGGTCATCAACGGGCTGAGAGGCTTCATTGCCTTTAAGTGGTTCTTTATTAGTAATTGTATCAATCACAGCAAAAAACTCATTGACAATTCTATCCATTTCTTTCATTTCTTTATTCATTTTCATTTCCTTTTTCATCATATATAAGTATATTATACCATAAAAGGAGGGGTCTGGGCAACTAAATTGTCAAAAAATATTAAACATATGTTTAGATAGGCTATACTTACTATCTAATAATGTCGATGTTATGGTTGGTTGTCCAGACCTCTTGTTCCCGTCTTAACCGTCCATCTTTCTTTACGGATTCATATCGTTTAGATGCTTTCTTCTTCCACCACTTAACCACGTTATCAAATTCATAGTTGTCGTAATTAGACTTCTTAATCTTTTTCGCCCCATTCATTATAACATCGGGGACATTTTCATACCCATAGTCAGAATTAAAGAATCGTTTCTTCTCAGTCAACCCCAACGACCTTTCCAACGTTTTCTTGAATCTATCAAGGTCAGAACCATCAAGACCCTTCTTGATAGTGGATATCATTATCTGTTGGGTCTTTAACTTCCTTGAAGTTGCTGATGGATCCACCAGATACTCGCCGTCATTTCTTTTGGTGAACCATGAAAGTAAATCCAGATACTTCTGGCCTGGTATAGAAGGAACAAAGTTTGATTCGGTAAGACCTCTAAATCTAAGATAAGGTTTCATACCATCATACATAGACGAAGACTTTGATGTTCCATACAATGACGTAGTTTCAAACATACAGATGTCTATGTCATACTTAGAGTTTAGTGTGCGCCTCGCAAGATGGGAAACACACATCATCGCCAGAAGTTTGCCACCAAGATAATTAAATCCAAATGGTTGGACAGGGACAATATTAAATCCCATGATAGTATGTTGATTGAATACTTCTAATGGGGGAGTTCCACCAAGGAATATGTTTCTTGGGCCGGAGTTAATTAATGGGGATCCAAATCTAATAAAACCAACTACCTTATTTGTGTTGATTTCTTTGACCATCCACTTCAAACATTTTCCTGGGATTGATTTCTCTACCGCATGAGATGTTGTTATCTCAAGCATGGTATCGTAAGTATAGTTGTCTGGGACAATCACCTTAAATTCCATATCTTCTGGATGGATGTCAAAGTCCATAAACATATCTTCTTCATGTCCCATTCCAGGAAGTGCGTCTGGGATATTGACCATCCTTGAAATCTTTACTTGTCTAAGATATTCGTCAATCCTGTTAAAGTTGTCGAAGAAACTAGAGAACACATTAGCTGCGAATAACGCATCTGTCTTACTTAAATTATTCATTATAATTTTTAATTATCTTTTGTAATGGTTCAATCCAATCGTCCATTCTCTCAACAAATACTTGGGTTGGCAAATTATCCACCGCCATAATTGTCACAAGTTGATGTGCTTTCATTCCAGTTCTTTCAAATAATGCAGCGGAGTAAAAACACTCTTGCATATAGTAGTTGTGGATCCACTCTTCTTTCTTTGGTTTAGCAGATGTCTTGAAGTCAAGAATACTTAATTCTCCATCAAAGTCTGCGATGCAGTCTACACGACCAGCAACACCTAAATGATTAGAATAGAGTGGGAGTTCTTGTCCGTATATTGTTCCAATACGTTCATCGAATATTGATTTC